ACAGTATTTTTGGATACATACAACTAACTATAGCAATTATTACTACTATCTATATATGTGACACGTCGAAGTCACTTATAAACCTTTAAAGCTTACGGAGTTGAATATCCATGTGGATAGACAATGATTTCCCAAAGCTTCTTGGTGCAGAACTTTACCGTCCTCATCCTGCTTACATCATTGAGATGGCAGTTGAGCCCGTGGTAGTACACGATTTTTCTAAGCAGCCTGGTCAGACCGTGCAGCTTGATCGTTACCGCTTCTGGGGTAAGCCCGGCACTAAGGAGTCCCGCGAGCGCACAGCTGATCAAACACTTGGATCTGCTTCCGCACGCAACATCGTCAAGGACAAGGTCCTTGTCACCCTGCGCGAGTACACCGGCCCCGCCGATTCCCGCGACACCACGCAGCCCTCTACTTTCAAAGTGGCTCGTGAAACCCTGATCACCGCTCAGCGCTTGCTGCTTGATACCGGTAATCTCAACGTATTCCACCAGTCCATCGGTAGCTTGACGCTGCTTGATGACTACCGTCGTTGGCGCGATCGCGTCTTCGCTAATGAACTCCTCAAGGCTGAAGCCTGTGGTCAATCATCTAGCGATCAAGGCGGCTACTACCTTCCCGGTGGTAAGGCTAAAGAGTCCGACACCGTTGATGGTGGAACCCTTGGCGTTACCTACGCGGCTGGTGAGTCTGGCAAGTTTGATGTCAAAACTGACTTGCTTGAACTTGTTAAGGACATGCGTAAGCGCAACGTCCCAACATTTGCAGACGGTTACTACCGTTGCATCTGTGACCCCACTGCAATGATGCACCTGCGTCAGAACAGTGACTTCCGCGAAATTGCACGTTATCCCGGACAGGGCATGGCTGATCCCATGAACCCACTTGCCGGTCCTTCTGCAAACTTCTTCCAAGGAATGGGTCCTGCATACGGCCAAGCTGGCTTTGTCGCTGGTCAACCCGTAATGCCTACTGGCTTCCTCTTTGAGGGTGTCCGTTGGTTTGAGTCCACCAACCTTCCTGAGACTTCCTACAACCTCAAGATTGCTGATGCATCTGCTGTAGCTGCTGACTATGACGCAGCCCAGTTGATCTTCTTCGGTCCCCAGGCTGTCGGCGTCGGCATCGGTGGCAACAATGCTCAGATTCTTCTGAATAACAATGATGACTTCTCACGTTTCATCATTATGATTTGGAGTCTGTTCGCCGGATTTGAAACCCTTAATAAGGATTTCATCTCGGTTGGTTACTCTTTCGTATATTGAGGTAACTAATTATGGCAAACTTTAGTTTTGATTCAGAAGCACGTACACCCTGGAATAATGTAATTTATCCTGGTAACTACGTCACACAACTGAACGCATATCGCGACCAAGGTGTGGTCGCACTTCCTGGTGCAGTTTTCTTCCGTGGTGTGGGTGCCTTGGTGCTCAACCCTGATAACGACGCCAAGCTTACTGATAACGTTCTTGCTGCTGGCGCTGGCCAAGCACTGCAAGTTCTGTCTCCTGACCTTCGTCAAGATGACAAGCCCCGTAAGGATCGCCCTTTCGTGATTCCCAAAGGTGCTGTTGTATATCGCACTGCTGTGAACGCACCTGGCGTTCGCGAAGAGACCGTTGGTGACGGCGTGACCCTTACGGTGTCTGGCATCACTACTCCTGCTCCTGTGGCTGCTACTGCTGAGGCAGACGGCTACTTCAACCCAGTCGGTGAATTCAGCTTGTTCGCTTCCATCCTTGATGGAACTGGACTTGCAGCTGAAACTGCTGTGACTGTGGATGTTGCAGGTGGCGGTTTGATTGCTTCCCAGAAGCCTTCTGCTGGTGCTTGTCGTAAGTCACCTTCCGTGATTATCGTGGAAGTGTGCTACTTCATGCCTGATGCAGTTGCTGGTTATGACGACGTCAATATTCCTTATGCAGTAGAAGCTGGACAAGGTTACTGATAACTAGTCAATATAATTACAAGGGTCTCACTGAGGCCCTTTTTTTATGCTTATACTTGAAATGTGTAGAATAACCGTAGACATAGGTTTAATATGAGTCAACTATTTCAGGACACAAAAACTGGCAAACTTGTAGAGTTCATCAGCAAGCATGACAAAGAATATGCAATGGTGCGTGATGCAGGTGGAGCGATTGCTTACTTGACTCTTGAGCAGCTAGTTCCTTATGAGCAAGGTAAAGGACGACTGAGTAAAGTAGCAGTACCACAGCTGCATGTGCCAGAAGAAGAGGCACCTAAGACTGTAGTTCCGCTAGAAGAATTCCGTCTTAACTTGAACACAGCTACAGCAGAAGTTATTCAGAAACGTCTGCCTGGTGTGGGATATGCAACAGCTAAGAAGATTGTAGAGATGCGTATGTCTCTGAGTGGTGAGCGATTTGCAAACCTCAAGCAACTAGAGAATATCCCTAGGGTCAACTGGGAACAGTTGATTGAAGAGGACCTCATCTTTATTAGTTAAACTATTAATAGTATTAGTGGCACAGTAATGGCTAGTAGCATTGAAGATATTCTTATGGCAAAGGCACTAGCCGATGCTGAGTCACGACCTGACCCAGCAGTTGCTATGGGTGGCGGTGCAGCTACAGGTGCTGTGCTTGGTGCTTTGCCAGGCATTGGTGGTGTTCGTGGACGTATGGCAGGTGGACTAATGGGAGCAATCCTTGGTGGTGGACTTGGAATGGGTGTCCGTCAAATGATGGTTAACGAATCACCTGCAGCCAATATGCTCGCCAAGATGCAAGCACAAGGCACACTGAATCCTATGGATAGGAATCAACTTCAGTCTGTCCTAAAAGATATTTACAACAACCCAGGTATGTGATATGCAGTTAGACGAGTATCTAAAGTCTAAAGTTCGCTATCACCTTGGGTTTAATGCTGGAGCACAAATCCCTGCTGGTGACCGTGCTCGCTTAGAAGAAGCAATGGCATTAGTACCAGATGAACTCTGGTATAACGAAATCGTTTATCACGTCAAACGTTGTGACATTGCTTGGAAAGCAAGTGCCGCAATTCCAGATGATTACTTTGATGCTGACGGCAGCAGGATTCTGAATCCTTCACGTCAGGAAGTTATCAGTGGTGACGTGCAACGGACAATTAACACGTCAGACCCACTGAAAGGTGATGAGTATTTCCGTGAAATCTACCTGCGTGAAGTAGACCGTTTAGCAGAGACTTTGTATGTTCCTAACTATCGTAGGCCTGAAGTGCGTCGCTACGCATTCGAACGAGCTGGTAGTGAATTCATTATGGCCGTACCTGGCCCAGCTGATACTGCAGTAGGCAGTCGTATCGCACTTAGCACTATGTGGCGTTGAGTGTAGAATAGGCATAGGAATAGCACTGTTAAATTATGAATCCAGTAGCAGGGGGATGGACCTCCCATAAAATGCGTAGTGATGATTACGAAGGCAAGAAGCGTGCTGCTGTTGCTCAGTCTGGTCAGAACTCATATATCCAAGGCGTTCAATCTGTAATGGATGACGGTGCTGGAGCTGCAGTTGCTAACACTCGTACTAAGTATGGCAATGTCAACTTGATGCCACAACAAGTACTTCAAGGTCAGACAAGTAATTTTGCACAGGAAGATAGCCCTGGTAATCAGTCAATGGAAGACCTGCCTAATCAAACAGGTAGCACCGTGACTCAGGCATCTAGCACCAACGTGCCACAGCAAGACCCTGAAGCAATGGAAACATCAGCTCTTGAGAATCGTCTTGAGATGATGCGTAAAGGTGGACAAGGGTTTCCAGGTTTAAACGATCGTAACCGGGAGGTTTGAGATGAGCAAAGAAAGCAATGCAAGAATGCTTGACCCCAATCGGTTCAAGATTGCACAACAGAATGCTGTGATTCCTGGTGGACCACAGAATAACAATCCGATGAATGTCACGGATATTGATACCACTGCTATTCAGTCACAAAGTATCTACGGTGACTACAGCCAGAACTATGCACAGATGGGTACTGGAATGGTGAACCCAATG